GTCCTGCCATTCCAGAGATCACCCACTGTCAAGATTAGTCTCGGGCGCTGAACTTCCACGTTCGTGATCGTCCAGTTTCTCCCATTCCAGCTGACGTAACGCATTTTGTCGAAGTTCTCGACGGCAAACGCGTCGGCCACGATGCTGAATGAGTTTTCGACTGTCACGCTGTCGTTCAGCACTGTGGTCGACTCCAGGCGCCTGGCAGACCGGATAACATCGCCGGTGTATATCTTTTCGACCATGTTCGGTTCCCAGACACCCGGAGCCGTTTCCACATCCGCATCAGCGTAGCCGACGGCTCCATGGAACCGCATCAGCTACTCCGATCAGTCGCGGCGGAACGTCCAGTCCCACGCATCCGACGCGAACTGGTAGGTCGACGCCGGCTTGGCACGCACATTCACGTAAGTGCCGGAAGCGATGGCAGTCTGCGCGCCGGAGGACAGTGCGGCACTCTCGGTGCCGTCATCAGCCACAGTCACGTAGTTCACGTTCGCCTGCGATGGGATCGTCAGAATGCCGGTGGTGTCATCGAAGGTCGGAGCCGGCGGGTTAGGCAGCATGCCGCCAGCGCCCGTGAACTCCTGCACCACAAGGGCAGAGCGGTACTTGGTGAGAGCGCCCGAGACGCGGGTCTCCATCAGGTACTTGAACTGGTTGTAGTCGATGTCGAAGAAGTCGAACATCGACACCTGCCCGCCGCGGTCGGCGCCGACGGTGTAGTCCGCCAGGTTGACCACGATCCCGATCAGGCCGGTTACGCTCTCCATCACCTGCACGGGGATGACATCACTCACACCGAGCGCAGCGGCCAATTCCGTCTTGGTCGGGTAGAGGCGGCGGCCCAGCGTGTCCTTGGCCAGCAACATCTTGGTCAAGTATGGCAGCGCCACATAGAACACGGGGTTGCCGGAGCCGAAGTAGAACCGCATGGCGCCGACAACGCCGTCAACCATCTCGTCGCTCGTACTGTTGGCATCGGTGAGGTCGACGTTCACCACAGTGGCGTACATCTCGTCGTCACCATAGATGGGCCGGACATTGCTCGAATTGATCTTGTCCTGGTCCGCCACGTCCCGGCCGTCGCCGATCAAGATGGCGCGAGCAAGCTCCTCGTCCAGCATGATCCGCATCTCGGTCTGCAGCCACTGCACCACGTCGAAGTCCGTGATGTCCAGAATGTCGTCCCGGTCCAGCTTCTGCTTCTTGTAGATGGTCTGCGGAGTAGTGACCCGCCGGCTGATCCGGAAGAACTCCTCGCGCTTGAGGGCGCCCTTCACATAACCCTTGGCGCGCGCCTCCTGGATAGTGATGTCCGCGGCCCAGCTCCTGATCCGGGAGAACGGCGTCTTGTGCACACCGCCGAGCACGCCGGCCACCCATTCCATCCTCCGGGAGATGAAGTCCGGGGTCTGGGTGACGGCCTGGTCGTACGGGAACAGGGTCGAAATGTTGTCGACGCCGTGCGCGAGGCAGAACTGCTCGGCCGCTTCCTTGAGCGAGCCGCTCTTCTTTGCGGACTCGAAGATGCTGTTGATGTCCGAGTGCGTCATCGTGTGCCCATCCGGCAGTTGCCGGTGGATCAAAGTGCCTCCGGCCGGTGCCGGCGAGCCGCCGTTCCCGGCGGACTGGTCGAAAACGTTACGGCCCACAGTGGTGTCGCCTTCCTTGTCTGATGAATCGGTCGTGCCTGGGTCGTCGGTTACTGACTGCTGCGCGGTACTGCCGCCTTCAGCCAAAGCCTGGCCGACAACAGACTCGAAGAGCTCGCGCTGCTTGTCGGTCATACTGTTGATGATCTCTTCTGGCGTGGTGGCGGTTTCCTCCGCGGCATCTTCCGCATCCGGCTGTGCCGTTGCCGTAGCCGCATGGCCAAGAGTGGCCAGTGCCGGCTTGGCAGGCAAACTGCCACCATTAGTGACTGGCGCAGGAGTGTTGTCGACGACCTCGATCAGGGCATCCGTGTAAATGAACGCTTCACCCTCTTCGATGCCATCGGCGCCATGCGCCATGTTGATGTAATCGATGAGCGCCCCAGGATTGGCGCCTGCGAGAACCAGGCTGACCTCCTTGATGACGCCATGGAGCACCTGACCAGCCTTTTCGATCAGCTGGTTCGCATAGATCGAGAGAGCGGTGAGATCTCCGTGCTTGACCGCAGCCTTGGCCGCTAGGCCAGCTGGGGTGTCGTTGAAGAAGCCTTCAGCCCTCACCCCTTCACTGTGCTCAAGCAGTACGACATGCCCCAGCACATTCTCGACTTCGTTGTGCTGGTGCTGCCAGACGAGTGGAACGGTCACGCCGTTGACGTTGGGGAACGCGTGCGACAGAATGGTCCGGCCATCAGCGCACTTGAGCCCGAACTTCGTGGCGAAACCCTTGAAATCAGGCGTTCCTGCCATTTTGACTATTTGCTCCTTGACGTGTTGGTGGTTCTAGGGCCGGCAGGGAAGTTCGCACTTCTGCTGCCCCTACCTGCGGCGGAAGCTCCGTTGGAAGTTCAGCCTTAGCTGCCGGAATGTTCTTGTTCAACAACTTATCAGCCTTCGGATCCTTGGACGGCTTCCATCCGATGACACTGCGCATGTCATTAGACGAGGCCACCTCGTTCCGGGTGAACTTGTCCACGATCTCTGCAAGATCCTTGATCGGGACCAGGTCGAACGGATTCCGGAAGTAGCGGATAGTTTGGCCTTGAGACCTTGCCGTCTTGGTTAGGAAAGTACGCGTCATGGCTTCGCAAATAGCCGCCAGAATCGGTTTGATCGACCGGTTGTAATAATTGATCATGGTCGGTTCGTCAGCGGTGCCGTTCATCACTTCTTCGGTGATGCCGAGCTGACCGTAAAGCATCTTCGTTAGGTATTCGATTTGAGCCATCAAGTTGTTCTCGACCGGCCGGTTCAACTGAACAATCTTCTCAGTGCCGTCGGTGTAAGCGATTCCGTGCTTGGAGCCTGCGAGCTGAAACTCGATCTCCTTAAGTCTCTTGTCCGCTTCCTTTCTTCGCGCATCAGTCTTGATCGTGTAAGGAAGCTGAATAATGATGTCTAGTTTGCCGGAAGCGCTTTGCTCATCAACCGCATCCAGAAGACTGAGCTTTCGCAAAAGTCTCTGCAAGGTTGAGCTTCGGTCATTCATGACCGTGTATAGCGGATTTTCGACAATCGCCACTACACTTTTGGGAAGAAGCACATCCCTCTGGATGCCGCCCTTCTCTGGACGATCGTCGTATACCCGGACCAGGACGTCTCGTGGGAACCAGTTCATGACACGGCCAACACGCATGGTGTTGATGTCGTATCCGCCCGAAGTGATCGGGCTGATAGTCGTGTCGATAGGAACAATCGCAATGACGCCCTGTTCGAACAACGATTGAACGATGTCTTGCCGGAATGCGGTTGCGCCCTGGTCAATATTGGCTTCAACTGTCAGACAGTTGCCTATGCCGCTGTCCATGTCTTCTTGATACTGCGCGTTGTCATCCAAACGGACATGACGAATAGGCACCAACGCGGTATCGATGCTCATTCGGTTGTAGATCGCCGACACGATCGTTTTATGACCCACGGTGTATCCGATAGTCGTACGATCGCCCCGGTACGCATATGACGCACCAAGCTGCTGAGTGTTAGCAAGCACTGGATTGTCTTCCTGGGTCGCAAACGCGTTCCAGGCGTGCATAAGCCGCTGTATGAACCCCAAGAGGTTACCCTCCTTTCTTACTCAAAGGAGTCTTTGTTCAGCTTGAAGGCCACCCACGCGTCCATCAGTGCGGCCACGTTGTCGATCTTCTGTTCCTGACGCTTCTTGAGCAACTTCCTGTTGCCGTTGGTGTCTTCGAGCGTGATAGCGTTGCCCATTGCCCAGGACATTAGCGATTCATCGAAGATCAGCAATCTTTCTTCGGAGAGGGTCTTTAGCTCGCCCAATGGGACCGATTCGGTCCGGGCGCCTTGAATCACCTTCTCGAGCCCGAACGGCCCGTTCTCCTGTTCCCAGCGAGTAATGAACTCCTTAGCGTTGTATGGGTCGTAACCCAGCGCCCGGACGTCATACTCGTTTCCCAGAATCCAGCGTTCGACATCTTCATAGACCACCATCATGTCGAGGACAGCGCCCTCAAGGACATGAAGACTTCCCTCATCAACGAACTCATCATACTTGGAACGCATAGCCCCAGGCAGTTTCATCATTGTGAGCGTGGAGATGTAGCTACGAGTCTTAACTCCGAACATGCCGTTTGGCAATGGGAAGAGTGCTGTGAACGCACAGAAGTCGTCACCTTGCGAGAGGTCGGCACCAAGCGCGCAAGGCATGCGCCAGAACTCGCGTTTGCGATGCGGAAGGGTCTCTTCATAAGTGAAGAAGTAAGTATAGCCTTCCATTGGAATGCCGAACCGCTTTGCCAAGATGTCATTGCGGGAGGCAGGAGCCATCTCAGCACGTTCAACATCTTGATGGTATGTTTCATAGCTGACAGTGATCCCGATGTTGGGCTGTGCCTTCGGCCACATTGCTGGATCGGCGACTTCCTCGAGCTCGTCCAGCTTATAATGCCAGATCGAAACGTGAGGATTGGGATAGTCGCCCCGAAGTATGTCAGCTAGTTCCATTTTGATCGTATCGCCACTACCGTTCCGGACAGTGCCTTCTGAGCTGGTGGCGATGATGATGTAGTTGGGCAGCTTCGACGCTCCTTGTTCCAGAGCGCCAATGACGTCCTCTCTGATGTCTGTAGACAACCACTCGTCGACTGTGGCGATCTTGCACCGCAGTCCTTGTAGTTTGCCTACTGACATTGGCCTGATCTCAAGCAGAGACCCGGTCAGAAAGTTTTCAATCCCCTTCTTGGTGGACGCAAGCTTGACCCGGTTGGCCCGGGAACCGGTAGTGTTCTGTAGCGAGCCTTCGGTGAGGAACTTGAACAACGGCCCCAGGGCTCTGGTGATAGCCGTACGGAACGGCGACATCACTTCTTCGGCCTGTTTCATTGTCGGCGCCGTTGTGATCTGATGCGTCGTTTGCACGTCGACATTCAGGAAGTACGCTTGCAAGCACATAGCGTACATCGACTTGGCGGCGCCACGGGCGACGATCAGGTATTGCTTGTTCACAAGCCGCTTCTTGACAACCTTGCGCTTGTATGTGCCGCCATGACCATCAGGATTCGGCACATAGACCGATCGCTCGACAAAGTAGAACCATGCGAGAAGAGCTTCCGCCCAGAGCTTGAACGTGTCCAGCATGACAAACTTACTGCCATCTGTAAGCGTCAGCTCATTCTCGCAAAAGCGAATGAAACCGTCAATCGCGTTGCTATCGTAGTAGAAGTTCGAGTCCTTGATGAGCGCATCGATCCGGTTCATCTCCATGGAGATTTCCCGGTTGACCGGAATTTCCCCACGCAGAACAGCGGCACGGAACTCGCCATAGTACTTCGGCGTAGCCGTATTCGACAGGCTCATCTAACCTCCCTTCTACTTAGCGTGCTTGCCGGCGCCTATTACGTTCTTGGCAATCCAGGCAGCGCCTTTCGGCCCGTACTTGGCCGCCAGCTTCGGCAGCTCTTGCTTGGCTGTCTGCTTGGCGTATTCCTCGATGAACTTCCGGCCTTCACTCTTGTGCGCAGCGGTCAGCTGGCTGAATTGGCGTTCTTGCTGGAGCCGGTTGTTCAGGTTCCTGAGCTCGTGCGTGCTCAGCGCCGAAGTGCCATGCTTCCTGGCGATGTTCAGTGCTTCGTGTGCCTTGACCGCGTCTGGATGAGCGGAGCTGGACGAAGTGCCTCTATCCCGGCCGAATACGTGTGCGCCCCACTTCATGCCCTTACGGCCGAAATGAGCAAGTACCTGCTCGAAAATGCCGTCTTCCCGGCTCTTCCGGCTGACATGAGCAAGCACGTCTGCTACATCAGCCACGAGACCTGATTGCTTCAGTGATCCGTTGCTGTTCCAGGTGTCTGGAATCTTGCTGAACAATCCCATCTGGTTAGCGCGCTGAATGATGTGCCGGCGAACAGCATTCCGGCGAGTAGTCTCGGTCTCGTTGTTGGTCGGAGTTGCCCGGCCAACCGCTTTGATCGCATTGTCCAAATCGCTCCCATTCCTGATATAGAACGAGCCATCAGGCATCGCGACGCCGCGCTTGGCGAAAGCGTTCCGCTCCTTGACCGTCGGAGTGAAGTGGATCAAGGTGTGGTAGTCCTTGGTCAGATCATCGAGCATGCATTACCTCCTCTCGAAATATCGCAGGGAGAGAGCCGGATCAGGCGTAGATCCACTGCATCGTTGGCGCTACCGAGTAGGTGATGTTGATCGTGGCGTTCGGGCGCAGACGGAACCGGCCAGAAGTGGTCGCGGTTAGCGTGACGCCGTTCTTCTTGATCACGGTGACCGTTCCACCGCTGACGCCGACTTCGACGTCGTATCCGGACGTGTTCTTCATGTCCACGGTCGAGGCTGCGAGAGCCGGGGCGCCGGACCAGGTGCCATTCGGGCGCGTGAGATTCTCTGCGGCCTGGGTGGTACGGAGTTGTGCGACGTCAACCATTTTGAACTTGCTCCCTTGTTTGTTGTGCTGCGTGGTGGTCAGCCAAGAGCGGCAGAGCAGGGAATCTGCCGCTCTTGGCTGACGCCTTCTCTGAATCGAATCGTTCAGAGAAGCTATTTCAGCTGGCGGGCCTGAACGAAGCGAGGACGCCGGCAGGCGCGTTGTTGAACGCGCTGCTGGTGCAAGTGGCCTTGTTCGGCTCCGAACCGAGAGTGCCCGGCCCAATACCGTAGCCGAACACCCAGAAG